TGAACAGCGAAGAGATTTCACTCATGTATATGATATTTGTGATGGGTTAATTTGTTTAAGTGATCATGAATTCATAGGCAATGTATTTAATTTAGGAACAGGCACAAATTATTCTGTTAATGAGATAGCTAAAATGTTTCAATCAGACACAATGTATATACCATCAAGACCAGGAGAAGCTCGTACTACATTAGCTGATATAAAAGAAACTAAAAGATATGGATATAGTCCAAAACAAAAAATAAATGATTATATATTAAAATTTTTACAAAAAACAACTTTTGGACATTTGTATTAATACAAAACAATACTAAAATGAAAAGAATTTTATTTGTAACGACTGTATATAGAGTAGGCGAGCGAATATATCCTATTATACCTAAATTATCAAAAAAATATAGTTTAGACTTAATAAAACTATATCAAATGGATCCAAATTGGAAATGGCCTGGTGATAAAGATTTAAGAAATAATTTTAATGATCAATATTTAAAATATTTTGATAATGTTTATAACAATATCAATGTTAATTATAAACAATATGATTTAATTATTACTGATGATAATCGACAAGTTAATGGATTATCACAAGTTTATCAAAATAGTAAATGTCCAGTAATAGCATGTAGTCATGGAGTTTCTGATCATAAATATGAAGTTAGAAATCAAGGGGTATCATATGATAGTTGTTTTGTTTTCGGCCGCAAAGAAGTAAAACATGATTATCAAATTCCTGCAGGAATTCCTGCAAATGATAAGTTGTATGAATATAAAGGTATTGAAAAAAAACATATATTAGTTATAATTAACTATTTAGGTAATGCTGGTCAAATACCTACAGGTAATGGAACATTTTTTAAATTATTTGATAAAGATGTATTTGATGGAATAGACTTACTATCGTTACAAGCTCAAAGCGAGTATCCTGTTGTAATAAAAATGAAATCCAGGCCAGATACAAATATACAAAAAGATACTGATTATATATCAAGTATATTACCAAAAGAATTAAAATATAGTATATTGTATGATGTAGAAGATGATAATCGTTTAATTGCCGAAAGTATAGAAGTATATAGTGCTCCTGGTACTTTGGCGCTAAAACCTATACAGTTAGGAATACCAACTACACTAATTCCAGAAACAGGACAAACAGGTATTTTCTATGATTATGAAACTAATAAAAATTTTATTGAAGATACATTAGAAGGCGGAAAAGATTTTAATAGTACACAATGTTTTCTAAAGTATATAGAAACATGCATATGAATAAACGACAAATAGCAGTAATAACACCAGTAAAACATCTAGATGGCATAGTTAAATTATTACAATCAAAAGGCGATATATTTTTTTTAGAAGAAGGTAACAAACAAGAAGTTAGAAATTTACTACTAGAAAAAAATATTGATACTATTTTATGTAATCCAAATCAACAGTCATATAAAATAGATAAAGAATTATTACAAAATACTAATATAAACATTATTAATTCTTGCTCTACTGGATTAAATCATATTGATTTGGAATATTGTGAACAAAATAATATTGTTATACAATGTCATAAAAATGATTACAAATTAATTAATCAACTACCATCTACATCAGAATTAGCATTTGGATTAATGGTTTCATTGTTAAGACAAATACCACAAGGACAAAAACATGTTTCAAATTATAATTGGGACTATACTCAATTTATGGGTAGACAAATAAAAGATTTAACTATAGGTATAATAGGGTATGGTCGTTTAGGAAAAATGATGTATAATTATTGTGAAGCTTTTGGCGCAAGGGTAAAAGTATATGATCCATATAAACGAGATGAAATGGATGATGCATTTTTACTCAACAATTATTGTAATTCTTTAGAAAAATTGTTTAAAATCTGTGATGTAATTTCATTACATGTACACGTGACGCCAGAAACAACGTATATGATAAATAAAAAAGTACTTGGTTATTCTAAAAAAAATCCTTATATTATTAATACAAGTAGAGGCGAAATAGTAAACGAAATTGATATTGTTGATGCATTAGAAAAAGGTCTATTATCTGGATATGGTACAGATGTTATTGAAAATGAATTTGATGATTTAACTAAATCTCCTATTATTAAAGCAATGAATAATAATAAAAACATTATTGTAACACCACATGTAGGCGGAATGACAATAGAAGGACAAACAAAAGCATATAAATGGAGTATAAATAAACTATGAGTAGAGCCTACATAGGAACAAATAATTTTTTTGATATAAAAACTAGACTTGACATCTCTAAGGTAGTTGAAGAATTTATTTCAAAAAACAAAAAAGACGAAGTAAATATAATAAATGTCGGATCTCCGTATTTGTGGGAAGTAGATAATTTAAGTATAGTAACAAAGCAGAAAATAAATATTATAGCTATAGATTTAGACTCAGAAACAAAAGATTTTAGTACTACATCAGCAAATTTTAAATCTGCTAAAAATATAAAAAGAAATTGGTTTGATTATACTACAGATAAAAAGTTTGATATTATTATCAATAGATGGTTTCTTCATCATTTAAATACAATACAAACAAAAGACTTCTTTAGTACTGCTAAAAATTTATTAGCACCAAATGGTATAATATTAAGTGTAGATTATTTTTTTAAAAAATTTAATAATCATGAAGAAAGATTAAAAGTAGGCATGGAACAAAATGCATATAAAAAACAATTTACAAGTCAACCTTCAGCACAAAGATGGAAAGAAGTAATTAATAATTGCGAAGAACCAGACTGGGTTGGTGGCAAAATGGATTGTACAGAAAATTTAAAAATATGGCTTAACGAATTAGAATTTGAATCTACTATAGAATATTGTTCTGATTCATTGAGTTTAGATCAACCTGAATTATGGGGACAAAAAATGATAATATCAAAGGAAAAATTATGAAAATATTAGTAATCATTCCAGCAAAGTTAGATTCAAAAAGATTAACGAATAAAAATATACAACTAATAAATGGACTTCCAATGTTTATGCATTCAGTAAATTATGCAAAAAATAGTAAATATGATAACATGGATATTATTGTTTCATCAGAAAGTAGTATTGTACATAATATATGTAAAAAATATAATGTACAATTTCATCAAAGGCCAATTGAGTTGTGTGGGGATGTAGAAGTTGTAGATGTATATGAATATATTATTAATAATTTAAATGAAGTATATGATATTGTAATAGGATTACAACCAGATAATCCTAATCGTGTAAATACAATTGACGAATGTATAGATTATATGATAAATAATAATTATGATGATGTTATTACTATTGATGAAACATATCGAAGAAGTGGAGCAATGAGATTATTTAAATATAACTTTCTTAAACAAGGTAAAGTTAGTTATAGAATTGGATGTGTAAAAGAAACTGCAACAGATATACATACAGAACAAGACTTGAATAAAGTAAAAGAAATATTAAAATGAATCAGTATATAAAATCTTTAAAAGACGAAAATAAATTAAATATTAGTATAGATAAATCAAATACATTTGATTGGAAATATACAAAAATTGCAGGACCATGTTCTGTAGAAGGACCTGAAATTGTAGATATCGCAAAGTCTATAAAATCTTTAGGCGCTAATGCATTCAGAGCAGGAGCATATAAACCTTGTACTTATCCTATTTTAGAAGAGATTAATGGTTGGCAAGAAGGTTTACGTGAAGATGGACTAGAGTTATTACATGAAGTAAGACAAGAAGTAGATATACCAATAGTAACAGAAGTGATGGATGCAAGTATGATTGCAGATGTAGGCGCAGTTGCAGATGTATTTCAAATAGGAACTAGAAACTTTCAGAATTATACATTGTTAGATGCACTAGGTAAAACAGATAAACCAGTTTTACTTAAGAGAGGTACATGGGGAACTATAGATGAAATATTAGGAGCATGCGAAAGAATATTAGTTGGGGGAAATAGAAATATAGCTATATGTTTAAGAGGCGTTGTTGGTATGCCAAGCTATAGACACGTATTTAATAGTATTAGATGGGCGCCTGATTTAATGATGATACCAGCTTTAAAAGAATTAACAAATATACCTATTATATTTGATCCAAGCCATTCAACAGGATATAGAAATTTTGTACCATCAATGTCAAAAGCAGCAATTGCTGCTGGTGCTGATGGATTAATTATAGAAGCACATCCAACACCAGACAAATCGATTAGCGATGCAGCTCAAGCAATAAACTATAAAACATTAAAAGAAATTTTTCATGGATAACATCAGTATTATTATAAGAAATAGAAATGAATCTGAATATATTGGATTTGCTATTCAATCATGTTTAGATAATTTTGATAAACCAGAAATAATAATAGTAGATAATAATTCTACTGACGACTCGTTGGAAATAGTAAATTTATTTATAGACAGAACTACAATTAAAGTTATAAATATTAATAACTATACTCCAGGCAAATCTATTAATCTAGGAGTTCAAGAAGCTTCTAATGAACTAATTTTAGTACTATCAGCACATGCACAAATTACTGCAATAGATAAAAGACAAATATATTCTGACTTAGATATATATGTAGCTGTATTTGGTAAACAAATACCAATATATAAAGGTAAAAAAATATCTAAGCGATATATATGGAGTCATTTTAAAGATATAGCTGAAGAAAATATGTATTCACAAATTGAAAATAGATATTTTTTACATAATGCATTTTGTTTTTATAAAAGAAAGTTTTTGTTAAAATATCCAATGCCAGAACAATATCCAGGTAAAGAAGATAGATATTGGGCTAAAGATATTTTAAATAAAGGATATGATTATTTATACGATCCTGATTTATCAGTTAATCATTTTTATACTGGTAATGGTGCAACTTGGAAAGGTATAGGATAAATGAAAGTATTAGCAGTACTAGTTAATTATGGTGAAGAACAGTTACAATATTTAGAACAAGTTGTATCTGAATTAAAATCATTTAAAAAATATGATGTTACTGTTATAGTAAATAGTAATATAAAACTTGATATACCAGGTATAGATTATGTTAATGAAATTCAATTAAATGATTATCAACTACTACCATTAACATGCAAACAAGTATTATGGCATTATCGAAATGATTTTGATATATTTTTATTTGGAGAAAATGATCATTTATTTAAAGAACATCATATTGATAAGTATTTAGAATACACATCAATACTTCCAGAAAATAGAATTGCTGGACTAATTCAATATGAAGAAAATGAAACTGGTAAGTATTATCCCGCATATCATGCACATTATGATTGGGACATTAATAGTGTAGAAGTATATAATAGAAAAAAGTTTGCACATTTTACCAATATACATCAAGCAACATTTATCTTAACTCAGAAACAAATATTAAAAATTGGAGAAATTTATGACTTTACACAATTTTTTGGACACTCTGGATATAGTTCTAAATGTAAAGTTAATACAGATATATATCAATTTTGCGGAATGAAAAAACTAATATGTATTAGTGAATTTGAAGATAATTTAATACATCATTTACCAAACATCTATATAAATGGTGATGCTGGTCGCTCAAAATTAGGATCATCTCAAGATAAGATGAAAGAAAAAATAAGAACAATGCTATGATTACACTCGAAGAAAAAATAAATGAACTATATGAAACACCATCCGATATTAATGAGCATATGCCTACAATTATAAAATATGGTCAAGAATGTGATCATATCACAGAAATGGGAGTTAGAAGCATCTTATCAACGTGGGGTTGGTTAGCAGCTGCTCCAAAGAATGGATTAATATCATACGATTTGTATAATCCATCCAGATGGGGAGGTAATATCAAAGAAGTTGAAGATACTGCTGATGCATATGGATTAAAATTTAAATTTATAGAAGCAGATGTTCTGCAGATTGATATTGAAGAGACAGATTTATTGTTTATTGATACATGGCACCATTATAATCAACTTAAAGCAGAATTAAATAAACATTCACATAAAGCAAAAAAATATATATGTTTTCATGATACTACATCGTATGAACACCGAAGTGAGCCAATTACATCAGAAAATTCATTTCCAGGAGAATTAGATTGGAATAAAGGATTATGGGATGCAGTTACAGAATTTTTAGAAGAAAATAAAGATATTTGGAGATTAAAAGAACGATTTACAAATAATAATGGATTTACAATAATAGAAAGAATTAATAATGATTAGAATATTTCAAAGACATTGTAATTTTTCAAGTAATTCAGCTAGTAAACAAAGACCATCATGGTTTGATAGAGAAAAAATATTTGATAAATTTCAAGATACATTTACTAGTGATGTAATATATACAGCTGTATTTGATAATGGTAGTGGTAATATTAATGATCATTTTATTTCAAAGAAAAATGTTGATGTTATAGAAATACATGCTGGAACTGAGGCTAAATCATTTACTAATATATTACAATATGTAAATGAACAAAATTATAATGACAATGATATAATATATTTTGTAGAAGACGATTATTTACATAAAACAGGATGGATTGATATATTGCTGGAAGGAGTAAAATATATTGGTGCAGAATATTTTACATTATATGATCATCCAGATAAATACTATTTGCCAATGTATGATAATTTACAATCTAAAATTATTCAAGCACCATCTACATATTGGAGAACAACTCCTTCTACTACATGTACATTTGCATGTAAATTTAGTACATTGAAAAAAAGATTTAAAACACACATACAATATTGTAGCGGTGAATATACAAGAGATCATGATATGTTTACCGAATTGTGGAGAACAGGATCTAATTTAATATCATGTATGCCAGGATATTCAACTCATGTAGAAGATAACATGTTATCTCCATTTATAGATTGGGAACAGGAATGCAGATAAAAATTATTGGCGCTGGAATATTTGGTTGTGTTATTGCATATGAATTAGATAGAGTAGGACATGATGTTACTATTATAGAACAAGATTCAGACATAATGCAAAGAGCTTCAAAATGTAATCATAATCGTTTACATTTAGGATATCATTATCCAAGAAGTGTCGAAACAGCAAAACAAAGTTTGGATGGATTAGTTACATTTTTAACTAATTATAAAGACGCTATTGTATCACATTTTCCTAACTATTACATGATAGCAAAAGAAAATAGTTATATTACATCAGAACAGTATATTAAATTTTGTGATACTGTTGAAATTGATTATACTATTGAATATCCAATTGATAAATTAATTCAAAAAAAATATATTGATATATCATTAAAGACTGATGAAACTATTTTTGATTATGATATATTAAAAACATTGGTTAGGAATCAAATAAAACACATACCAATTCAATTTAATACTAAATTTAATGGTAAGATTGATGATTGTGATTATTTAATTAATACTACATATGCTGGTATTAATGAAGTTAATGAATTATTAGGTATTCCAAAAATAAATCTTAAATTACAAGACGTAGTAGTACCATACTTTGAAATGGATTCACCGCCATTTGGTGTAACTATCATGGATGGCCCATTTTGTAGTGTATTACCAAAAGGAAAAAATAAAAATGAATTTTTGTTATATAGTGTAGAACATTCATTAGTTAAAAATAAACTAGATATTGATAATATTTATAGACAATCAGAAAAATATTTTCCATTTCTAAAAGATGTAAGCCGACTAGGATATTGGAGAACACAGAGAGCATTACCTATAAATGATAATGATGAGAGATTATCAGAAATATTTATTTATCCTAATCATCCTAAAATTATTAATGTTTTATCAGGAAAAGTTTCTACATGTCATAAAATAGGACAACAAATAAAAAAGATGTTATGAATATAGGTTTGATTGGATATGGATATTGGGGCAAAATTTTATTATCTAAACTAGAAAAATTAGGAAATGTAAAATTTATTTGTACAAGTAAAGATGATTATAAAAATAAACTAAATTTAGTTGATTGGATCTTTGTAGCAACACCTAATGACACACACTTTGATATAGTTAAACAGTGTATAGAAAATAATAAAAATGTTTTTTGTGAAAAACCATTAACACCAACTTATAAACAATCTATAAAATTATTTGAATTGGCAAATAAACATAAAACAAAATTATACGTAAATGATGTGTTTAATTATAGAACAGAGCAAAAAGATATTAAAAGTTTAGTAGAACCTATTAAGGTTGTATGGAATAAAATAAGTAATAATACATTATATGATTTAATGTATCATGATTTATATTTACTAAAACCTTTTTGGTCAACATTACCAAATATAAATTTTATATATGGTGAATCAGATGATAGGATTCATATGATTAATGATATCAATTTTACGACTACAAAAAGTAGTAATGATGCATTAATGAAAATGATTCAATGTGTTTTATCAGACAATGTTGATTATGAATATAATAAATTAATAACACTATTTTGTAACAAGGCAATAGATGATATCAGTAATAATACCAACATATAAATCTCCAGAATATTTAGATCTATGTTTAGAATCAGCAATTGTAGGTCAAGATGACGAAAATCAAATCATTGTTGTGGTAGATGGGCATTATGATTTAAATAAAACAGTTCTAGAAAAATGGAAAGATAGTATTGATGTTTTAAATTTAGAACAAAATGTAGGATTGTGTCGAGGAACTAATTTAGGTGTAATGAATGCAAAACATGATAAAGTTCTCATTGTAAATGATGATAATGTATTTCCGTTAGAATGGGATATTAGATTAGAATCAGAATGGAATGGGTATGATAAAAATAGTACATATTGGGAAGAGTGGGAAAGATCCTATCCAATTGTATTAACACCTAATCAAATAGAACCATATCCTTCTATGTTCAAAGACTTTGTAATACAAAATCTAGGTATTGATGTTGAAAGTTTTCATTTAGAACGTTTTTGGGAATTTGAACAAAACATAATAAAATCAGGACATAATTGGAATGGATCTACTTTACCTATTATGATGTATAAGCAAGACTATTTGAAATTAGGTGGATGGGATGAAAACTATGAATTAGGAATGGTAGCAGATTGGGATTTCTTTTTAAAATGTAATTTGTCAGACTTTAAAATGTGCAGAACCATGAATACAAACTTCTATCATTTTGCTTCAATTTCAGCTAACGGAGAGCAAAGACAACAAGCAGAACAACAAGGTCATATGTATGCAAAATACAAATGGGGCGACTTTATTAAGCACGATTCTTCAAATAATCTAAAATACGTGTAGTTATTATTTCTTGTACATATTTATTTATAAAAAATAAGGTAAATATCTATGTATACAAGAGAACAAGTTCAAGAAGCAGTTATATCAAAAGGATATAAATGGTTTACTGGAGGATCTTTAGACAAAGATTACGATGTTAATATTGTAGGAATTCGTAATTCAAGCACTGGAGATAAAGTTACAAATAAATTCGACGATCACATCACAATATCATATAAAATTGATGGAGTATGGAAATTCCATTGTTATGATTGTACTACTGATCCTGGCAAGCATTGGGTAGATAACATAATGAATAAACACGGTGTAGCTATTCTAAAACCAGGCCAATACAGAGGTTCGCATAAAATACGACTTCATCAAGGAAGATATGAAGCATTAGGTCAACAAAAACCAGTTAAAGTTTATCGAGATAAAAACAAAGATGGTAATTATGATCTTATAGAAGAAAATGTACATGAAGGTCTTTATGGTATTAATATTCATAGAGCAACTAAATATGCTGGCAGAAAATCAAGTCAAATAGACAAATGGTCTGCAGGATGCCAAGTAATAGCAGCAAATGATGATTGGACAGCTTTCATGAAGATAATGAGAAAAGCTAGAGATAAGTGGGGCAATTCATTTACATATACACTAATAGAAAGTAAAGATATAAATAATTAATAATAAAAAAGGTTATTATGGGGGCAAATAAGTTATTATTGAAAGCAAGAAAGAAAATTATGGCTTTTAGAGACATGTTTAAAGACGACAATGATATCAACGAAAAAAATGTTGTTGGTTTTGCTGCGTTTGCAATAATGGTATTATTTGCTATTGCAGATATAATTACTGGATGGATGGGGAATCCATTACACGTTAATGAATTTATCTATAACTCATTTTTATGGATAACGTTAGGAAGTTTCGGAATAGCTGAAGCAGGTAAAATATTTGGAAAATCAAGCGAATTAGGCGAAGAAGATGAAGATATTTAAAAATTTTTTAATAACAATATTTAGTTTTTTAACAGTATCAATAAATGCACAACCAGGGTGTCCAGGCGTATTAAATGATAGTGCATGGCAACAATGTTGGGGAGATCAATCAGCTATAGTTTTTGAATGGTGGACTGATACTTTATCTCCTGCATGTAATGTTATTGAACTTCATTATGGAAACGAACAAGGATTTAATGTCACTATAGGCGGACTTTGGCAAGCTTCAAATGGATATAATAATTTTACAGCTCCTGCCGGTAATGGACAAATGCCACCTAATTGGTCAGTAGAACATTATTTAGTTTTAGAATTTTTAGATGGATCTTTGTCTGACACTATTGAATTTACCCCTACTGCATGTATAGAAGGATGTATTGACCCAACACAAATATCTTATAATCCATGGGCAACTATTGATGATGGCTCGTGTGCTAACGCCGGCGGATGTGATCCTATAGATCATGAAATTACAATCGAAGTTACTTTAGATAGTTATCCGGGAGAAACATCTTGGACTTTAGTTTCACTATCAGATGGTGGCATACCAATAAGTGCTCCGCCTGGTGATTATGGATTTAGCGATATAGGACAAACTTACACCTATACGGTTTGTATTGATACTTTAGGTGTTGAATTTATTATTAATGACGCTTATGGAGATGGATTAGCTGGATCAACAACTGGTGGACTTTTAGATGGAGATGTAATTATTTATGATTGTGATGGTAATATAATATGGCAATTACCTAATCCTAATTTTGGTAGCACAGGATATTCAGGTCCGGTACTAGGAAATGCATGCGGAGCAATACCAGATGTATTAGGATGTATGAATCCAGGGTATCAAGAATTTAATCCATTAGCAAATGTAGATGATGGATCATGTTTAACACCTCACGTATTCGGATGCACAGATACTGGTGCATATAATTATAATCCGGCAGCAACAATGATGCAATTTACACCAGTATGTAACTACACATTAATTATAGAAGATGATGCCGGAGATGGTTGGGGCAATTCATATTTAGGCATACATCAAAATGGAAACTTATGGAACTACACAATGGGACCAGGTCCATACAATCAAACGTTTCATTTACCATTAACTTCCAATTATCCCGTAGAAATATATTATTTTGAAGTAGCTGGTCCACAACAGCCACCAGGAGAAGTAGAATTTCAAACTTGGCATAATTCATTTACATTGATTAATGAATATGGTGACACATTGTTATCAGAAGGAACTAATCCATTTGCAAACAACGGACAAGGAGCATTACAGCCATTTGAATCACCTTTCTACGAAAAATATTCAGCCCTACCAAATTGTGGTAATTCATGTATCCCTAAAATATATGGCTGTATGGATGTCAATTCAATAAATTATGATTCAACAGCAAACACCGATGATGGTTCATGTATTCCAATAATATACGGATGCACAAACAATTTAGCATTTAATTATAATCCATTAGCAACTATGGATGATGGCTCTTGTATTCCTATAATTGTAGGTTGTATGGATTCAACATCATTTAATTATAATCCATTTGCAAATGTAGATGATGGTTCATGCATTTACTTCGGATGTACAGATTCATTAGCTTTAAACTATGATCCAAATGCTAATGTTGATAATGGCACGTGTGAATACCCAATATACGGCTGTACAGACCCTACCATGTGGAACTATGATCCAAATGCTAATGTAGATGATAGTAGTTGTATACCGTTTATATATGGCTGTACTGATATAACTATGTTTAATTATGATTCAACTGCTAACACAGATAATGGAACATGTATTCCTGTAATATTTGGTTGTATAGATTCAACCGCATTAAATTATGATCCAAATGCAAATACAGACAACGGGTCTTGTATTTTACCTAATCCAGGATGTACTGATCCAAATGCATATAATTACGATCCTACTGCAAACGTTACTGATTCATCAGCTTGTTTATATGACGCAGGATGTATAGGAGGTCCAGGTAATCCATATTGGTTAAACGATCAATGTTATGCTTGGGTAATTAGTATTGATCCTTATTGTTGTAATATAGAATGGGATGCTAGTTGTCAAAGTACTTATGACTATTGTAATCAAAATAGTACTTGGACAGGTATAGAAGATTTAGTCACAGATGGAGGATTAATCATATATCCTAATCCAAGCACAGGAGAATTAAATATAGCAACATCTAGAGTTAGTCAAGTTTCAATTACAATGTATTCAATATCAGGCCAATTTGTATTAAATTCATTTAATGAAAAAACAATTGATATAAGTCATTTAGAAACTGGAGTATATTTTATGAATGTATCTGTAAATGGATTAACATATATTAGAAAGGTAATTAAACAATAATGAAAAAAATATTATACATATTATTATTAGTACCATCAATATTATTTGCACAAGAAAAGAAAGAATGGAAACCATTCGAGGATTTTGATAAAAAATTTAAAAAAGCAGTAAAGTTTGCTACATTTTATGGAGCAGTCAATGGAAGTAATAGTATAGCTGATGTTGATGTTTATTCTGTTAACACAGGACAATTAATTAATGGCACTGTTGAAACTCCATTTGATTATTCAATAGTAGCTGGAGTTAGAAAGATAGCTAGATTTGGATATGAAAATAGACAAGCTGTATTTTATAATGGAGAAGAACATTCATATGGAGATGCTGCAACTATAGGTAAAGTAAATGGATTTGAATTTTTATTTGAAGTTGATTGGAAAAGAAGATTTGGTATTTCATTTATGGATCAACAACATTTTCTGAGATATGTAGCAAATAAGTGGATAGTTAAAGCAGAATATGTACAACAAGGTTTTGCCGATATAAAATATTTTGAATCATCTCAAAGATACAGACATAAAATGGGAAATAAATTTTCATGGAATGTAGGTATAGTACAAAGAATATCAGAACCATATGGATATAATCCATTAGAAGAATTTATGTTGCCAAATGGAAGTTTGCATTATACAGCATTAGCTTTACAAGAAGGATATAACGTTGAATTTTTAGCAAACGGCGAAGTTAATTATATAAATCCAGATGGCGTAGTAGTAGCTGATAATAATATTATTTGGGAAGAAAATATAGTTCCAGAAGTATTATCAGATTATGTTAAAAGAAAAAAATCAGAAATATCACAACAATGGAATCATTCAATAGTTATTGGATATGACTTTTATCATTACACTAAAACATTTTGGTTGCATTCATGGGCAAATGTAATGCCGTTTCATTTAGAAACAGGAGAGTATGCATATCATAAATTTGTTGATCAACAAACATGGATTGACTTTGGAGTAGGATTTATATCTGGGTATCGAATAAATAAACATTTAGGTATATTCATAGAAGGTAAGTACAATAAATATTGGAATAGAAATTGGCACGATTTTAGTGTTGGATTAAATTATATAATTTTTTAAAATGAGATAAAACAATGGCAAAAGAACTAAATGAAGATACAGGGTTCAAAGTAAGCTTTAAAACATTAGGAGGCATAGGTTTTGCAATGGTTACAATCATAGGAATGTGGTTTACATTACAAGCTGATATAGCGGAGGCAAAAGAATTACCTATGCCATTACCACCAGACGTAACTAGAATGGAATTTGATATGAAGGATCAATTGATACGTCAAACTATTATGGGTACACAAAAAGATGTTGAAGAGATAAAACAAGATATGAAGAGAATCGAAGAAAAGCTAGATAAGTTAATTGAAAAAGGATTGTAACATGAAAACGTTTTTAACATTAACAAGTTTATTTATTTCAACATTATGTTTTTCACAAATTAAAGTAGTTCAATTCAATGCAAATTGGAATAAAACAAATAGTGTAACATGGTTAAATAAGCTAACAGACTGTAAAACTAGTGAAATATGTATAGTAGCAGACAAAGCAGCACAAGCAAAATATAAAATAGTAGTAGTTCCAACAATAATTGTTTTTGATCATGGAGAAGAAGTCAAAAGATATCAAGCAAACATTATGATGCAAATGGATGCCAAGTTAGAAGATATACAATTGGTTGTGGATGAAACAGTAATGGAGTCATTTTAATGTTTGAATATAATGCAGTATTAGATAGAGTAGTAGATGGGGATACCTTAGATGCTATTATAGATTTAGGTTTTGATACTTGGAAAAAAACTAGAGTAAGATTTTATGGAATAAATGCACCAGAGTCTAGAACAAGAGATTTAGAAGAAAAGAAAAAAGGATTAGCAGCAAAAGAAAGACTAATAGAAATATTGAAAGCAAATGATAATAAATTTGTTTTGAAGTCTCATGGAGTTGGAAAATATGGAAGATGTCTAGGAGAACTATATGTTGAAACACTAGGAGAAACATCCATACAACAAACATTAATCAATGAAGGCCATGGAGTAGCTTATTTTGGTGGAAAAAGATAATTAGGATCTTTTCATTTTTTTTCTTATAATAAGTTATGAACTATCGATTAATCGCAATAGCAATTATGTTATTTACTATAGGCCAAGGTATTGTTTGGATACAAGTTAATGGTCCATTGATTTGGGATTGGGCAAAAAAATATAAAATACTTTTATTGTTTTGTGGGATACCAATTACATATCTTTTCATGGAAGCAACAAGAATAGCAGTAACTGGCTTTGAAGGATTGTTTTGGCCAGGTAGATTTCTATCATTTGTATCTGGAATAATGATATTTACTTTAATGACATACATGTTTAAAGGCGAAGGCGTAACATTGAAAACTGCAATATCTTTGACATTGGCTTCATGTATTATATTAATACAGTTATTCTGGAAGTAAACATATTTATATAAAAATAGTACTAGGATTAAAATGAATGCAAAATTAAAAACTATAATTCGTGAAGAATATACTAGAGCAAAGTTAATTAACAATATAAATCATTTAATTGTTGAACAGTCTGTTACAAGATTTGAATGGAATAGTAAAGAAGTTGAAAATGAATTTCCGAAACAAGATGTTCGAACTGCAGGTAAAATTCTAGACAAACTACCAGGATCTAAAAAAGAAAATTTTAATACTACAATTAATACATATACGTATGTAGTTGAAATGCCAGGTACATCAAGTAAAACAAAAGGAGAAAGGTTTAGATTTTTTCCTAATGGAAATGGCCGTACAATTTATAAACAAGAAAATATAACATGGGCCGTAGAAGCTGGAGAACTTATTTTAAAAACAAGAAACGGTAAGACAATAGGTCCTTTAATAACAAAAAAGGGATCTACAACAGTTGACTTATCAGCCCAAGAAACAGAAGAAGGTGGTAGTTGGGTAGATACATTACAAACTGTATTAGATTGGGTTGGACTAGTTCCTGTGGTTGGTGATGTAATTGACATTATTAATGCAATAATATATTTTGCAAGAGGTAAATGGTTAGACGGAGGATTATCATGTATTGCAATTATACCAGTTGTTGGAACACCTGTAAAACTTGGTGTTAAAAATGCAATAAAAGCTACCAAGTGGGGATTGAAGATGTTTATGAAGATGTGGCAAAAAGCAGCTAAGCCTAAAAATGTTGCTGATTTCTGGAGACGAATGGTTGACGAAGGATATCTAGATGATTCTGTAATGCGAGCGTTAAGTGAAAATATTGGAAAGTTAGGAGAATATGTAGAAGATACTCGTAAATTTGCAAAGAACTTCAAGTTTGATAGTCCTCAATTTTTAGAACTATTGAAATCAGTAGATAACTTTGTAGCTGGAACAAAAGAATATTTTAAAACAAAAGGAGCTTTAAAAGGAGTAACTCTGTCAAAAACATCAAAACAAATTGGTGAATTTAGTCGAAAAGAATTAGATGATTTAATAAGAAAAAATGTAAGTTTTGGTCAAATAATACGAACTACAGGTAAAGAAAGAGGCAGGATAGCCAAATTTGTTAAAAATGTAACAGATTATTTTCCACTTGTAAGTGGATTAAAAAAAGCATTTTTTATGGATCCATCAAAATTAAAATTAGTTGGAAATACTAT